GAGGGTTGTTTCCTGTATATCTTAATACAATAGTTATTGTATCTTCAGTTAAAATAGAATTATATTGAGCAGAATACCCTGACATACCGGTTAATTCTGTGTCTACTTTGAATGATTTATTTGTACTATTGTATAAGGCAGGATTATTAGTTGCACGTAATGTATATTCTATTGCATCTCCTGCTGCACTGGTAACTGTAAGAATTTGCTCATTATTTGCAGGCTCAATTCCAGTATTATGAGGATTTATAGCATCTATTGCTGTAAATAAATAAGGATAAGGATGAGCAGCCCAGTTAGCAAAATCCATTAAACTATCAAATGCTTGTCCACTTGCTGTAATGCATTCCACTAAACTCATATAAGGTGCTGCTGTGACACCTAATTCTGCATTTACTTCTAATAATGTTGGAAAAGGACCTAATGCCATTATTCTTCCTCCTTTAAATTATTAATCTTCAATTTTAATTCTTGTACTTCTTTTACCAGCATAGCTATTATAGAATTTTGCTTTATTCTGTAATAATCTATGCTGCCTTTTGAATCTTGTTTACCTGTCCCTTGAACTAACTCTGCATAAGGTTGTAGCATTTGTTGAGCAATAAACCCATATTGTAATTCTCCGGTACTCTTCATTATAAAAGCTGTAGGAACAAGAGAATCTATACTTGGGATTTCTTTGTTTAATATATTTTTTAATCTAGCATCAGAAGATGGTACAAAGTCAGTAGCTATTTGGTCTGCTGAAAAAGTATTCCCTTCTAAAGTAGCTTTAAGGTCTAAACTTGTTTGTGTAGCGGTAGATATAGGTTTATCTATATCTGAAGTATTATCTACATTTCCTAATCCAATATCACCTTTATCTAAAGCAGAAATCATATTAGATACTTGTCCAAATGTTGCAGCATCTGTAACTTGCACACCATCAACTACATTTTTTATTTGATGAGTATTAGCATTTAAATCCGCTTCTAATGGATTAGAACCATCTAATAAATAAGTTTCTATTTTGGCAGCTTTAGAATTTAATTGTGCAGATAAATCTTGTACTTCTGATATTTGATGTCCATGTGTTTCCCAAGCAGCTCCTACATCATCAGCTTGTAATCTTTTTAATTGTCCTATAGTAACAGCTTGGGTATTCGGCTGAGAATTAAAATCTACATGGTCAATTACATTTATTATATTATTTGTACCTGCGTTAAAGTCATTTGTAATAGCCTGAGAACCATCTAATTTATAATATAACGATGGATTCATGTCAGTAATTTTTATACTCCATCCATCATCAGCTATTATCATTAAATGGCCATTGAAAATTGTTTCTCCAGCTAAATCTCCTCCTGTAAATGTGTATCCTGTAATAGCATCTAATCCAGCAATATCCCAAAAGGACCCCATAGGTAATCCTGTAATATCAGGGTATTCTGCTCCTGCTGTCGGTGTAAATGTGCCTTGAAAGTGGAAACCACTATCAATAGCTAACATAGTACTACTAATTACACCAGATGTTGTAAGTACAACTGGTTTAGCTGCATCAATAGCGCCAGCACTTATATCAATAAAATCAATTTTTTGAAAAAATTCTGTTTTTAAATCAATAAACTCAAGTCCAGTTTCTGCTGCATTTACTTTTGGAGTATATCCAGCTTGACCAGAATATGTGACCGGTGTATCAATTAAATCTATAAATCTTTCTTTTACAAAATAACGCCAATTAAGATTATCACTTAAGTCTGGACTATTATATCCAACACGTAAAATATATGATATACCAGTATCTTCTGTTTTTACAACCATTAAATTATATCGCTGTATTACTGGTATGGCATCTCTTTCCGCTATATCAACTACAACTTCTCTATCTGTAAAAGGTTTTTGAAATTTTGGGCTAAAATTAAAACCCATATTTATATCGCCAGCCATAGTTTTAAAATTTAAATGTTATATCAAAATTTGACAATGTTGTAAGGTTCTTTGATTCATACACTTTATACACAACAGGAGAACCCTCAACAATTAATGTTTCCGTTCTGAGTATCCATCCTGCACTCACGTTAAAGCCATTAGAATCAATTATTTTTGATAAAGTATGTTGAGTATCTGGAAATGCAAAATACATAACTTCCATAGTAGGATTAAATATCAATATTGCCTCTTCTTCTAAATTTAATTTTGTTTCAGTTAGATTTACAATATCTCCGGGAACAAGGCCTGTATCTCCACTACCATAAAATATAGTAGAATAATTTGACCCTAAAACTTCAGGTTCTGGTATTCTATGATTTATCCCTAATTTTCTAAGCATTTCTATAATACGTTTATATAATTCTAATCTTAGATTATGCCCCAGAAAATCTAAAGACAACCCTGAGAATAACATATCTAAGTATACAGGTGATTTAAAATCTGCTTGCCCATAAACCTCTAAAGTCTGCTCGAACATTGATACAGCTTTTGTGATATATTCATCTCTATTATCTAATAAATATTGAATCTTTGAATTAAGCATAATTATCGTTTTATAATGTATACGCCATTTACTATCCAACAACCTAACCCTTGACCGCAAGCACTAATATCTGTTTCCAAATAAGCTTTGGATTTGTTATTACATATAGCTTCTACTTTAGAATATGCACTAATAGCTTGTTCAATTTGAGGTATTGCTATATATGTTATTGCTGCTTGTAACAACATATACAACATATTAACTTCATTCCATTTATCTAAAGTATCGTGTGCTATCACCATATTAGCAAAACATATAGAAGAATAAAAGGCGTTTAATAAAACACCTTCCTCTATCTCAACATCAGTCGCAATACTTATAGCAAATATTCCATCAAATACTTCTTTAGAATATTTTGGAGTTAAAAGAGGGTCTGTGACATCCAACTCTATGTGAACATTTTCTCCCGAAGCTAAGTGGGTTAAGTCTATAAAATCATCACTTAAATAGGCTTCACCTATGTATAATTTTAAAGAATCTGTTGTGCTTCCAGGGTCTAATGTATAATCTATATACATCACAGTAAAAGCGTCATTCAATGAAAAATCGTGAATAGTTATCATAACATCTCTTTTTCATCAAAATTACGCAAAAACTTTCACAAAACAAAAAAGCTCTTGAATATACCAAGAGCTTTTAAATTCAAACTTAAGTGTTTACGGTGCAGCTGGTGGTGCAGCTCCACCTGTATCCCAAGCTATAAGATATTGGTCATGAGCAGTAACTGGTACTCCATTTCCTGTATCTACCTGTTTTGCTAAATCTAATGCAAGTACATCATACTCACCATCAGCTTTTGCTACTAAGTCATCAAGACCATAACTGTTAGGCCATCCATTTTCACGGAAAGCTTCAGAATACCCTTTTGCAAAAAGTTCTTGGTCTAAGACATAAGGTCCAAAACCAATTCCGGGAACTTCAGGCACAATAATAGTACCTAATACAGCATCATCAAATGGTGCTGACATAGCAACCTCAAACTTAGTTGATTCAAAAGTTTTCTTTCCGGGTTTGTAACTGCCTGCCAGTCCATCAAAATGAATTGTCTGGTTAGTAGTCGATACAGCTACTACTGGGTCACCATCACGTTTTAGCGAATTGGTAAGAGAATCTGCAATTGCAGTTGCAATATCAGTAGTAGTATCACCGGTTTTTGCTACATAGTTACCGTGTTTTACATAAGCACCTTGCATTCCATGAGGATGTAATGTAAGTGTTGCTTGATAAAACACACCAGCAGTAGCAGTTTGCACTGCAATATTTTTACGGCCATATACAGGAGCAGTATAAGACTGTACTCCACCCCATCCCGGAAAATTGTCAAATCGCCTAGATTTAACCACTTGTCCATTAGGCTTTTTGTAATAAATATAGCCTGCACCACTTGTGGCTAATGCACCAGCATCATCATAAAATCCTACTTCTCCGGCATTTAATAAATCCAGAGTTGGTTGATTTGTGGGTCCTGTAAAAGTACTCACAAACACCTTTAAACTGTTCTTTGCTGAAATCATAATTCAGAGTATTAAATTAGTAAAAAGTTGTATAAATATACATTTATTTTTCTTTAGTCGCAAACAATGCTGTATCATTTAATATTGTTTTTACAGCAAGGTCTATTATAATATCTAAAATATCATCATTAAATAATGAGTTCGATTCAATTGATATTTCATCTATCGTTAAATTATCCGGTAAATTTTCAAGTATAATTGGTGGTGCTGTACGAAAATACTTAGCTCTATATTCTCTTAGATTATATTCTGCTAATAATTCAACAACATTATCACCTCTGATTACTTTTAAAACTTCTTTCAATCCGGGAGTTCTAAAAGGACTCTCTACATTATGTGCAATATCAGCTGCTCTAACATAACGTATATGTGCCTCTGTTCCATCTATTGCTGGTACATTAGGTTCCTCAAAAATAGCTGTTTCATACGTTATCTTTTCTACATTTTCTGGTAAAGAAAATAATTGACTCCACGGTATTGCTTTACTTAACCCAACTACCTTACTTATAGTCACATAATCTACTAAGAAGGGTTTAAGGGCTTTTGAGATAATATTAGTATCTTCAAAAACTTTTAAGTGTTCGTAAAATACTATTTTTTGTGCCTTAGTTAAATACAAAGATTTTTCATATTCATCTACTGAAATACCAACATCGAATGTTTTTAATCGAGTGTCTATTCTATCACTTATTTCAAATAGTTCCATAACCTATTCTTTAGCTTCATATTTATCGTAATAGTATTGTTCAGCAAGACCTACCGCAATTTTTAATATATCTCTATGTAACCCTTCATCTAATAGACATTCAGTAACAGCCGAAACACCATCAATGGTTTCTGGTGGTATCTCAGCTGCTAAATCGGTTAGTATAATAGGTGTAGGTTTTTCAACATATCTAGTAGAAAGGTTTGTTAGTACTATTCCGGGTCTAGCGTATATTTCTACTTCCGGTAAATAACTTCCATCATTTGCTCCTATTCTCCATGCTCTTCTTCTAGCAGGATATTTATATGGTTTAGAGTGTTTTTCTTTAAGCTGTGTATGGCTTATAGGTAACACTGTATAAACATCTGTACCATCTGTAGCATTCTCATTTAATACTTTTAAAATTCCAGTTGGAGCTGGGAATAATAAGCCCCCAAAACCTGCATTTCCTGATGGTGTACTGATAACTGTTTTAATTAATTCAGGAAAACTATCTGCTGAAGGGTCTACTTTTAATGTTTCTTTTACTAAAAATTCTTGAGCATGAGTTAATATTACAGACTTTTCATACTCCGTTAATCCGGGAGCGCCATTCTTATTAATATTCTCATAAATAACATCCATTTCTGAACTAAACTCTGCTGTGCTCATCTAATTTAGCTTTTAAGTACATACGATATTCTTGATTTAAAGGGTCTTCAATAAATGCAACTGCATTATTAATTGTAGACCTTTCACCTTTCTTTGCCAGTGGCTCCATTTTCTCATTGAAATAAGCATCCTTTGAGTAAAATACCACTTTATTCTGTATATTTCGTAATAAAAGAACTTTAGAATTAAAATGAGTGTCAGATAAAATATCAACAAATTCATTTAAATTATTTTCTACTTCATCTCCTATTTTAGCTTTTAATGCTTCAAGCTTTATAGTATCTGGAACTCGTTGTCCTTTAAGTAAAAAATAATCCATAATTATTTCTTTATCATCTTCTACTTTACCTAGTAACTTATAAGCTTCTTTAACTCTATCTCTTTTATTTATTTTCTTTCTAATTTCTTCACCCTCTTCTATTAGTACAAACCTATAAGAAGCTTTATCTCTATCTGGTTCTATTGCAGCTAAATTAGGTGCAACTAAATCTTTATAAGCCAGTAAACTCTTGTAGGTAATAAAACCAAGAGGGTCATTTGTATTTAATGTAGTACCTTCTTTAGTTAATCGTATTTTAAAAGTGGACCAAAATCCATCTTTCTTATATACACTTAATCCATTTTCCGGTAATGCCATAATATTTTCTAAAAATGATTTTTCTGCTTTTGTTAATACATTAGCATACTGACCATTTTTCTGCATTACTGCTGGTAATGTGATTGTAGAACCATCCAACAATCCACCGTAAGCAACATGATTTTTATCTCTGATAAGACCTTTTTGTCGTTTGATATATCTTACTTCGACTTTCTTATCTGGTAATTCAAAGAACTCTTTTGCACCTGCTGGTGTCGCTTTTGTTTTTACTCCTGCCATAATATAAAATTTTAAATTAATACTTCTGTTTCTCGTTTAAGTAATTGTTTATATTTAATAATTGTCTTAATATGCAAATTCTGGGACATTTATTTTTCCGGATTTTTAAAGAACTTTTTAAGTTAGAGAGAATTAACCACCCTCTCTAACTTGTTGATTTTAAGCGATTAAGCTAGTGCTGTTGGGAGTAGCGTAGCCGTTTTTGAACTGTCGATGACACTCGCCCCTGTGCTCACATATCTTGTGAATACCGCTGAATCTTCCATTGTACCCATATACTGAATGTTTCGTTCTCCTGTAAAAGGATTACGGAAACCAGAACTATAGCCACGGAACTCACCATCACTATGTTCTACTCTTTGAATGTTAGCTTCGCCTTCATTTACCATTCCAGTATAAAGAATATCATAACGATAACTTTCAGCAACACCACCACTAGGGTGTAAAATTTTGTTTCTGGTTTTATCGTCGTACATTGAATCAACTTCAACTTTAACTCTAACACCATTTGGTGCCAACCACTCAGTGAATTGGAATCCAGCGCTTAATGCGTTACTATGCATGTCAGAAGATACTTTCTGAACTAAAGCTGGATTGTTAATAGTAATAGCTTGCCAGCCATTAAGCTCGTTCATTGCAGCTTTAGAAAACTGAGAAGAACCTCTTGTACCTGTTCTAATCAAGAAACTACGGTCAGTCAAATCAGTTTTACCTTCCACCATATCATTTAGAATAGACTCTAACAAGCCAATAGTAAAGACATTGTAAAATTCTGTATTTGATACTTCCATTTGTTCACGAATACCGGCACCTTGTTTAATATAGAAACCAGAAGTTCCTAAATCATAGTAGTTACCATCAGCATCACGATTTGAGCGAGCAAACATTAAAGCTCTCGCTTTTTCTTGTGACCATTGACGTTCAAATTGCCATTCAACGTACTGCATCCAACCGGTAAAAGAGGTAACTTGACCTTTTTCGTCCACGCCTTCAATAGTACTCATAACACGAACACCAAGTTTTTTACCAGGAACCTTATGTTCCATACGTAAAGTAGTGAAGTTATTTCTCATCTCGATAGGAGATTGGAAATGGATTTCACCACCTTTGATAGACATAGTGTCTTCAACTGGGGAGAAGTCTTTTGAAAATCTCTTTCCAGCAATTAATTCTCCAGCAGGCATACCAATAGACTTATTTCCCATAAGTTTAACAGTATAATGCCATCCATCAACACCTTTTTCCTCATCTTCAATCTGTAATTGATACATTTCATTGCGTTCACCAACAATAACATTTACTGGTGAGAATGCTCTTTCATTGTATACTACATGAAAAATTTGTCCATCGGTTCCAACATTAGGGTCAGTAACAATAACTGGAGTTGCAGGAGAACTAATATAAGCGTAAAGTAACGGATAGTTACGGTCTTCTGCTCCAATTAATTTCCATGTAAAGTCACCCTCGTCATCAAGACGTTTTACAGGATACCTATCAAGCACAGTAGATAAGTTATTAACTCCTGATGCGGATAAAATTCTGTGCATTACTTTTGTAAGTAGCTGGGGAGATTCTCCAAAAGCCAATCCAATATGATTGTCTGTGGTCAATCCTGTCCAACTCTTAGCAGTAGTCATTTGAAATTTAGACATAATATTTGAGTTTTAGAATTTACGTTATATCAACTATTGGAGTTGTAGGCAGTAAATCTTGAGGATTTCTAGCAATATTTTGTTGCTCTGTAACAAATATTGAGTTCTCTCTCAAAGCGTTTTTTAACTTCCGTGCTGCATTACTATTAGCTTTTCGGGTAAATTTTGTTATATCTTTAAATCCGTTTGTTAATTCCCATAAATAATAAAGATTTGTTTCAAAATTTACTGGGTCTTCTTGTCTAGCTTTTATCAGTGCATTTAATGGTTGTCCATCTTTTGTATAATCAACCACTTTAGTCATTGCTTCATAAGCTTTTTGCTTTAACCCTTCCGTAACCGGTAATTCTCCAAATAGTTTTTCTTGTTTAAATACATTTACTTTTAAATCTTCTAACAATTTCTTTTCTGTATTTACAGCATCTTCTTTAAGTTCTTGTATTCTAGCAACCTCAGTTTCATAATCATGTTTTTCTTTGGCTACAAGATTTGCTTTTGCTGTAAAAGCTTCCTCTTCTGTTTCTCCAAGATTTACTAAACGATTATATTGCTTCTCTGCTCTAGCTGAAGTCCAGCCCTGAGCCAATAAATCCTGAATAATTAATTGTTTTTGTAATTCAGTGTTTTCTTTAACAGCTTCATCTGTGATTTGATGATAAACTTTATCATTCTTTAATTTTGAATGAACTAATTCTGTTGGAACACCTTTTTCTAATTCTTGCAATAAAAATTTCTGGTCCTCATTTAATCCAGAATACTCTCTTTCCTTTAATTCTTTTTCCAACAAATCAACAAATTCTTCTTCTGTTTTAATTTCTGCATCAAAAGAAGAGAGGATACCTTTTTCTTTGAGAAATTCACCCAAATTTTGAAAGACATCGTCGGCAGGAGTAGTCTGAGTTTCCTCCTCTTCAGTATCCTCATCCCTGCCTACTTCCTCTGGAGTTTCCTCCTCGGCTGTTAAATCTTTTATTACTTCTTCTGTAACCTTTAATTTTTTATCTTCCAGTAATTCTGCTTCTTCTACTGATTCAATTTGCTCTTTAATTCCTTCTCCAGTAGCTTCAGTTTCAACTTCTTTTGGTACATGCATATCACCTAAGTTCAACATGTTCATACTTAAAATGTTTTCTCCTGCCATATTATTTTGATTTAGAGTTACTTATTAAAATTTCTTTCCAAATCTGTAAAGATTGTCTTTCCAAATTTAGAAAGAAAAAGCCTTAGATGTATAATCTAAGGCTTGGTTTACTTCATACTTTATAACATATTTAACTCACTTTTCTCAACTTAGATATTTTCTTTTCTTCTATTTTCATCTTGTCCTTATGCTGAACCATTTCTTGTCGTAATTCTTCTATTTTTAATAATAAGTCTGCTTTTTTATTTTCAATATCTGCTGATAATTCTTCTTCGTCTTGATTCTGTTCCATTTCTTTTATAATAATTTTAGCAGCATTATTTGCATCCACCTTATATCTTTCTAAATCTCTATCTTTTTCTTCTTTTTCCATTTGTGCTGCTAATTGTTCTTGCTGCATTTGAGCTGCTTGTTGTGTCTTAGCTTGTTCTTGTTGAGCTCTTTCTGATTCAGCTAATTCTATTCTTCGTCGTTTATCGGCCATACTATCAGAAAATAGTATATCCATAACAATACCAAGATTACCACCATTCTGCATATAAGCATGAGCAATTTGTGTTAATGTTTGATTCATCTCTTTAGCGGATTTATCATTCACAACAAATATATCATAATCAAATTCAGCAAATTCATCCCCATCTATTTCAAATACTTCAGATGAAAAGTCATCTAATATATTTTGCATCTTAACTTTATTTCCTTTAAGAGCAACTTTTGCTGTTTCTATCATTACTGATATAGCCCTTAATTTAAAGCTTTCATGTTTAGCAAACCACCATTCAGTAGTATTTGATGATTGCATAACAGACCTTTCAACACCACCAACGGTTTCATTATTAGATATAGCACCTTGTCTTTGCGGAGAAATACCACCTATATCAGACATTTCAGTTTTTATGTATTCTAATAAATTAATATGTTGCTGGATATAATTTCCTGTTTCAACATCTATACCTTTACCAGTTGTATTAAATGAACCGGCTAATTTACCAGTAGCTGCTCCTTTAGTTATTTCTTTTGCAGAATCCACGAATCCAATACCGTAATCCACAGCAAATCCCATCCATTTTTCAATAGTCCAACCTTTGGGAACTTTAGCTAAATCTACTTCTAATATTTTACCTAAATTTTTAGCAATAGCTTTATTTAATCTATTCCAGATAACATCATAAGCATACTGATAGCTCTTCATTCTATCTAATAAAGACACAGATTTTCCTTGATTATAATTATAAATCTCTCCAACTATTCCGGGATGTCCCATTGATGGATTACTCATCCTAGAATATTGCACAGGTTTTGGACGCATACGTAAATAAATATCTTGTCCTATTTTAGTAGTTTCCCACCATTCATTTACCCATAATCTTTCCGCTGTTTCTCCACGAGATTCATCTAAAATATAATCTTCACTCATTATTTTATACATGGGTTCTCCAGTATCCTCTGCAAAATATTTTACTCTAAGAACTAATTTCTGACTTCTCCAATAACCCCTTAAAACTCTAATATTACCTGTTTCATCTACAAAAATTCCTGATGCAGTTGAACCTGATGAAGCTTCTGCATAGCTAATAAGTCCATCAATAAATTGGTCCTCATTTAATCTAAACGAGTTTGCAAATTCAGCGCTACCAAAAGCACCATCTTCTGTTACAGTACCTTCAGATATTCTATCTATTTCTTTGGGTTTTAATTGGTCGTAAAATGTATCTATGATTTTTCCGGGAGACCAATAATCTTCAATTACAATAATATCTGCATCTTCTATTCGGGATGAGTAACCGGTACGTGCTGTATATACTTTAGAGTGATTTAATTTATAAACTACAATATCATTACTTACAATATCAAACTGTACTATCTCTTCACCGTTTACTACTACATCCTCAAAACATTTATTAAATACATCCTTTAATTCAAGTTTTTTCCAGTAATGTTTAGCTAATTTATTAGCTCTTACTTCTCGCATATCCTTCCACTCATACTTAAAGTAAATCTGTAATTGTTGTAATTCAGCTTTTAGTTCTTCCTTATCTTTTATATCTGCTTCGAGTAAAGCAGTAATACGCTCATTAATTAACTTTTTCTTTTCTTCTTGTTTTCTTCCTATTCCCTCAGAATCACCTACTGCAACTGTCCAATCAAACGGTCTCTTTAATTCTTCTCCAACCAATAACTTAATCTTAGGTACAATAATAGGATGATGTTGTATATTAGAAGGTATATACGCTGCTCTAGTATTAGTGGGATTTAATACTTTAGTGACATCACGCATGTTTAATTTACCTTCATACAATTCTTGGTTAATTATCTTATTCTTGACACTCCTTCGAGTACCCTCATTGTAGTGATAAGATAATGAATTATCTAAAGCATCTGTGCATTCTTTTTTCCATGCAGTATCTTTAGACTTAAACGATTTCTTCTGGGCTGGAAGTTTAACTATCATAATAAGATGTTTCTTACAAAGATAATGAATTATGCGCTAAAAAACCAAATCATGCATATTACTGCTATGGTCGTTGAGATTTAAGAATTCATCATCTTCCCAATCACCTTTCTCATTTTCGCTATTCTTAGAAGCTTCAATAAATTTATATTTATCAGCACGAGCTATAAAAACCATATTCATAGCTGACACTATATCAAAGTTACCATCAATATTCCATTGATAAGCTTCCCATAAATATCTAATACTTCGTATCAATTTGTAGTTCAATACATTATCGTGAAATTCATTAGGTTGTAACATCCAGTCTGCTTGTTCATTTCTAGCCCAC